TAAATAGCCCATGCGGTTTTATCAACTGGTGAATCTTGAATTTGTGTCCAGTCCGAAGCAGCTAATTCTGAATTTCTCCAAAGTCGTATCTGTTCCCATTTTTGTTCATTTGTCGCGTCTGGAAATATAGGATTGAAAAAGAATTTCATTATGCCACCTCATAAGTAATTACAAATGCAAAATTATCGTTTGTTGTCCAAGTCATTGGAACAGTAGCAGTAACTAAAGCTCCATTTCCATAAGAAGTATTAGTATTAGTTAATAATAATCTTACTGTATCTGCATATTGTGGATATACAAAACCCATATATTGAGAAGTTCCATAGTCCATAATTGACATTGGTGCTATAACATCTTGTGTGCTATTAAATGGCAATGTAACGTAATTATCTGAACCCATTGAAGAAGTTGAACCTAAAGTGAATTTAACTAAAACTGTGCATAGTTTTCCAACTCTTTTATATTTAGCAATTAAAGTTCCATTACCTTTAGTAATGCCAGTCAATGTAGGCGTGTAATCTGTCCAAGAATCGTCCCACTTAAGACCTGTAGACTGCGCAGAATCTGCCATTAAAATAGAATAATTTGAACCAGCTGTCAATTTTGAAAATGTATCTGCACCAGTTCCGGCTACTAAATCACCTTTGGCGTCAAAAGCTGTAGCTACAGTATTTGTAAGAGTAACATCACCTGATGTGCCACCACCTGATAAGCCAGTTCCAGCAGTTACGCCAGTGATATCACCTGGATTTGGTGTAACCCAAGTGAAGTCCATGTCGGTGTTTGAAGTCTTTGAAAGAATCTGACCTGTCGTTCCACCCTTTAATTCAGCCATCGATGTATCGACGCCTGAACCAAGCGATGCAATCGCTGTTGCGCCATCTTTGACCAGATCGGTGG